TCAGCCTGATCCCGCTGCATCACGCACCGCGGCAGATCATCGCCCGCGGACGGCACAAGATCATCCGGCACAAGCGGGAGCGGCGGGACAAGGCGCGGAGATGGCTGGTCGGGGTAGCGGCGGCATCACTGATGCTGAACATGGTTCAGTCGGTGATCATCTACATCTTGCAGGCCGGGCCGGTCTGAGAGGGGGTGAAGAGGATGGAAGCATACAGATTTGATGAGTTGTACTTGCTGATCAAAGATGTGGTATCAATGTACAGCGATTCCGGGGAGCGTGAAGCGGCTATCGCAGGGTACATGAGATGCATGGATCCTGATGAGGTGCTTACGATAGAGCAGATCAATATGATCCTTGCGCTGCGGTACCCGGAAAAAGAATGAGCGCCCATGTGAGGCTGGGGAGCCACAGGCGCTTAACAAAATAACCAATTATATTGTAGCAGAAAGGACAGGAAATGGAAAGTATTAAGATTAACAAACTGGAAATCGAAAATGTAAAACGAATCAAAGCCGTGAAGATTGAGCCAACTGCAAGCGGTCTGACAATCGTAGGCGGCAACAACAACCAGGGGAAAACATCTGTGCTGGATTCCATCGCATGGGCTTTAGGCGGAGAGAAATACCGCCCTTCACAGCCGCAGCGGGAAGGATCTACAATCCCCCCGACCTTACATATCGTACTGAATAATGGGCTGATTGTAGAGAGAAAAGGAAAAAACAGCTCCTTGAAAGTGACGGACCCGAGCGGGAACAAGGGCGGCCAGCAGCTCTTGAATGAATTCGTGGAACAGCTTGCCCTTGATCTTCCAAAGTTTATGGAAGCTTCAGGAAGGGAAAAAGCTCAGACTCTTCTTAAGATTATCGGTGTCGGTGATCAGCTGGCGGCATTGGATCAGCAGGAAAAAGAAATGTATAATAAACGGCTTGCGATCGGTCAGATTGCAGACCAGAAAGAAAAGTTTGCAAAAGAGCAGCCCTATTATCCTGACGCCCCGAAAGAACTGGTGTCCCCATCCGAATTGATCAGACAGCAGCAGGAGATTCTTGCAAAGAATGGAGAGAACCAGAGGAAACGTGACCAGGTTAAAAAATATGAAGATTCTATTTACTTTCTCCGGCAGTCTGTTGACGGCATGAAGGAACAGCTTGCAGAAGAGGAGAAAAAGCTTCGGGAGGCAGAGGAAAACCTTCGGATCGCCCAAATGAATACGCAGGACCTTCAGGATGAGTCCACAGCGGAGCTGGAAGCGTCTATTTCTAATATCGAAGAGATCAACCGGAAAGTACGGGCAAACATGGACAAGGACAAGGCAGAAGAAGATGCCCGGGAGTACAGGGACCAGTATAACGCACTGACCGCAGATATCAATAAAACCCGGAACGCGAAAACAGATCTTCTTCAGTCCGCGGAACTGCCCCTTCCAGAGCTGTCCGTGAAAGATGGGGAGCTGATCTATAAGGGACAACAGTGGGACAACATGTCTGGATCAGACCGGCTGAAAGTATCTACTGCTATTGTACGGAAGCTCAACCCGAAATGCGGTTTTGTTCTTCTGGACAAGCTGGAGCAGATGGACATCCAGACTCTGAACGAGTTTGGGCAGTGGCTGGAACAGGAAGGACTCCAGGCGATTGCGACCAGGGTCAGCATCGGTGATGAGTGCAGCATCATTATAGAGGACGGCTATGTAAAGGATACTGTTCCGGTGCAACAGTCCAAAACATGGAAGGAGGGCACATTTTAAATGGAAATAACCAGAGGAAAGATCAAGAAGGCAAAGAAAGTCGTAATTTATGGACCGGAGGGGATTGGAAAGTCTACCTTTGCTTCCCGGTTCCCAGATCCGGTGTTTATTGATACAGAAGGAAGCACGAATGACATGGACGTGGCAAGGCTGCCGCGACCTACAAGCTGGACGATGCTCATAGAAGAGATCAATTACATAAAGAAAACTCCCGGAGTATGCAGGACGCTTGTGATTGATACAATCGACTGGGCAGAGCAGCTCTGCGTGGAGCATATCTGTGCAAAGCATAATAAATCAGGGATTGAGGACTTTGGATATGGAAACGGGTATGTTTACACAAAAGAAGAGTTCGGGAGGTTCCTGAATCGTCTGACGGATGTAATTGAAGCAGGTGTTAACGTCGTTTTGACGGCCCATGCACAGCTCAGGAAGTTCGAGCAGCCGGACGAAATGGGAGCATACGACAGATGGGAGCTGAAACTGGGAAAGAAAACACAGTCACAGACCTCACCGCTTGTAAAAGAGTGGGCAGATATGCTTCTGTTCTGCAACTATAAAACCCATACAGTCGCAGTAGATGATAAGGGAAAGAAGCACAAAGCTATGGGCGGTAAGCGGGTCATGTATACGTCTCATCATCCTTGTTGGGATGCAAAGAACCGGTATGGACTCCCTGAAGAATGCGAGTTTGACTACGGCGTTATTGCCGAAATTATTGGATCGGGAAAAGAAACTGAGAAGCAGGTTACAGAGGCAGATTCTTCTCAGATAAAAGCAGAAGAAAAGAAGACACAGGAATTTATGAAAATTCCTGAAGGAACCCAAGAACAGATGGAGTTTGATACAAGCCCATCCGCCGGCAAAACTGAGGGGAAGCCGCCGCATACTGAACCAGATAAGCCGATTCCAAAAGGTAGCGCATTCCATGTGGATGAGCGGATCCCAAAAGCTCTTCGGGACCTGATGGAAGAGAAGCTGGTATCAGAAGAAGAGATCCAGGCGGTCGTGGCAGACCGCGGATACTATCCCAGGTCAACCCCGATCTTGAATTATGACCCAGATTTTGTTTCCGGCGTGCTTGTCGGGGCCTGGGGGCAGGTGTATGGCATGATTGAAAAATTGCGGGAAACTTATGATATCCCGTTTGATGAAGATAAGAAATAGGAGGACATTTATTCATGAGTGAAATGGACAGAGAATTAAACTGGGATGATGAAATTGAGAAGGATAATAGTTTTGTTACCCTTCCGGAAGGAGATTATGATTTTGTGATCGACCACTTTGAACGTGCAAGGCATCCAGGAAGCGAGAAGATCCCGCCCTGCAACAAAGCACTTGTGTTCTTCAATGTGAAGACTCCTGATGGGCAGGATGTGACGATCCAGGAAGGATATATCCTTCATACAAAACTGGAATGGAAGCTGTCAGAATTGTTCTGCGGTGTCGGGCTGAAAAAGAAAGGGGAGAAGCTGAAAATGAACTGGGCTGCACTGCCTGGGCTGAAAGGACGCGCGCAGATCTCCCTGGATGCGGATCCGAAAGACCCGAACAAGAAATACAACCATATCAAAAAGATTTATCCGTTTGAGGAAAAGAAGTTTGAGGCAGGGAAATTTTAATGGAACTGAGACCATATCAGAAAGAAGCAAAAGAAGCGGTGTTCGAGCAGTGGGGAAATGGGACCAGGAAGACCCTTCTGGTCCTTCCGACCGGCTGCGGGAAAACAATCGTTTTCGCAAAGATCACAGAGGACTGCGTAAGCCATGGAGACAGGGTGTTAATTCTGGCGCACCGCGGGGAGCTGCTTGAACAAGCGGCAGATAAGATCGCAAAGGCAACCGGACTGAAATGCGCTACGGAGAAAGCGGAAGAGTCCTGCCTGGGGAGCTGGTACCGGATCACAGTCGGATCCGTTCAAAGCCTTATGAGAACAACCAGGCTGAGCCGGTTCCCAGAAGATTATTTCAATACCATCATCATTGATGAAGCGCATCATTGTATCTCAGACAGTTACCAGAGAGTCCTGAAACATTTCCCCGATGCAAAAGTGCTGGGCGTTACGGCAACACCGGACCGCGGAGACATGAAGAACCTGGGCCAGGTATTTGAATCTTTAGCATATGAATATACGCTTCCGAAAGCAATCAAGGAGGGATACCTGTCGCCGATCAAAGCAGTAACGATCCCTCTCCAAGTAGACCTGACAGGTGTAGGGGTCCAGTCCGGGGACTTCAAGGCAGGAGACTTGGGGACAGCCCTGGATCCATATCTGGAGGGAATTGCGCAAGAGATGGAGAAATACTGTCAGGAGAAAAAGACAGTTGTATTCCTGCCTCTTGTAAAGACCAGCCAGAAGTTCCGGGACATCCTGAATTCCCATGGATTCCGTGCAGCGGAAGTCAATGGAGAAAGCCAGGACCGTGCGGAAATCCTGGAGGACTATGCGGACGGAAAATACAATGTCCTGTGCAACTCTATGCTTCTAACAGAAGGATGGGACTGTCCGGATGTGGACTGTATCGTTGTGCTGCGGCCGACAAAGGTGCGGAGCCTGTACTGCCAGATGGTAGGGCGCGGTACCCGGCTTGCTCCAGGAAAGGATCATCTTCTCCTTTTAGATTTCCTGTGGCATACAGAGCGGCATGAACTGTGCCATCCGGCCCACCTGATCTGTGAGAATGAGGAAGTAGCGCAGAAAATGACAGAGAATCTGGAGAAAGGTGCAGGATGTCCTATTGATATCGAAGATGCTGAGAAAACTGCATCTGAAGATGTAGTGGCGCAGAGAGAGGAAGCACTGGCACAGAAACTGGCGGAAATGAAGCGAAGGAAACGCAAGCTGGTAGATCCGCTGCAGTTTGAGATGAGCATCCAGGCAGAAGATCTTGCCGGATATGTTCCGGCATTTGGCTGGGAAATGGCACCGCCGTCCGAGAGTCAGAAAAAGACACTGGAGAAACTGGGAATTATGCCTGACGAGATCGATAATGCTGGGAAGGCATCGAAACTGCTGGAACGGCTTGACAAGCGACGCCAGGAAGGGCTTACAACTCCAAAGCAGATCCGCTTTTTGGAAGGAAGAGGATTCCAGCATGTTGGAACCTGGCAGTTTGATACTGCCAAGAAGCTGATTGACCGGATTGCGGGCAATGGATGGAGAGTCCCGCACGATATTATTCCGGCAGAATATAAAGGAGCATGACAATGGAGCAGAGGGCAGATCTTTTAGAAATATTAGACAGCATCCATCCTGCGGAGCTTGATTACCAGGAATGGGTCAATGTAGGGATGGCACTAAAACAGGAAGGATATACCGCAGCAGACTGGGACAGATGGAGCCAGGGGGATCCTGCCCGTTATCATTCGGGGGAATGTTTCCGGAAATGGGGAAGTTTCCACGGATCGTCTGATCCGGTTACTGCTGGAACAATCGTACAGCTGGCCATGGATCACGGCTGGGTACCGGAACGGGATCCGGGGCACGCCCTGGACTGGGAAGATGAGATCAGCCGGGAAGGCATTGTGATAGACAGTGCATGGGTAGAAGGAAGGGAAATACATGAGCCGGATCATTGGAATCCTGCGCAGGAATTAATTAAGTATCTTGAGACCCTGTTTGAGGCAGGGGAGCATGTCGGATATGTGACGCAGAGCTGGGAAAAGACAGACGAAAAGGGTACCCGGTGGCTCCCATCCCGTGGAAACTGGGACAGGACGGCAGGGCAGCTGATCCAGGAATTGAACAAATGTAACGGGGATATCGGCGCGGTAGTCGGGGACTATAACCCGGATGCAGGGGCGTGGATCCGGTTCAATCCGCTGGACGGGAAAGACTGCACGAATGAAAATGTGACAGACTTCCGGTATGCGCTGGTGGAATCTGATGACATGGAACTGGAGAAGCAGAATGCACTGATACGGGAGCTGGAACTTCCAGTCGCTGCGCTGGTGTTCTCCGGGAAAAAGAGCCTCCATGCAATCGTCAGGATAGAGGCTGCCGATATGAAAGAATATAAGAAACGTGTAGAGTACCTGTACAGTATCTGTAAAAAGAACGGGCTGAAGCTGGATACTCAGAATAAGAACCCATCCAGGCTGTCCCGGATGCCGGGCGTGATCCGGAACAGGAAAAAGCAGTTCCTGGTAGATACCAATATCGGGAAAGAGTCCTGGGAAGAATGGGTGGAATGGATTGAAAGCGTAAATGACGACCTGCCAGATCCAGAGTCACTTGAATCTGTATGGGAGGACCTGCCGGAGCTGTCCCCATGTTTAATTGATGGGGTGCTCAGAAAAGGGCACAAGATGCTGATTGCAGGACCATCAAAAGCCGGAAAGTCTTTCCTTCAGATCGAACTGTGTATCTCGATTGCAGAAGGGAAGCCATGGCTGGGCTGGAAATGCGCCAGAGGGCGTGTGATGTATGTGAACCTGGAACTGGACCGGGCAAGCTGCCTACATCGATTCCGGGACGTATATGACGCCCTTGGATGGAAACCGGAGCACTTGGACAGCATTGATATCTGGAACCTGAGAGGAAAATCAGTTCCAATGGATAAGCTGGCACCAAAGTTGATCAGGAGGGCTTCTAAGAAAGATTATGTGGCGATCATCATCGACCCGATCTACAAGGTAATCACCGGGGATGAGAACAGCGCGGACCAGATGGCGAATTTCTGTAATCAGTTTGACAAGGTGTGTACAGAGCTGGGATGCGCGGTAATCTACTGCCACCATCACAGCAAAGGCAGCCAGGGCGGGAAGAAGTCCATGGACCGCGCCAGCGGATCCGGCGTATTTGCCCGGGACCCCGACGCCCTTCTGGACCTGATCGAGCTGGAGACCACGGATTCCCTGATGAAGCAGGAAGAAAACAAGGCAATCTGCCAGGTATGCATCGACTGGTTAAAGCAGTATGACGGACTGATTGACGGCGTGTCTCAGGATGATATGTGCAGTAGTGTACAGATGCTGGATTACTGCCGTGAGAAGCTGAAATCCCTTGATTTTAAGGCATTGAATGTAGAAGTGCAGAAGGCAGTGGACAAGGTCAAAACAATGACAGCCTGGCGCATTGAGGGGACGCTCAGGGAGTTCCCGAAGTTCCAGCCTGTGAACCTGTGGTTTGATTATCCGGTTCACAGAGAGGATGAGTCAGGAGCTCTGAAAGATATCCAGCCGGAGGATGAACGTCCGGCATGGCAGAAAGGCAGTGTGAACAACAAGAAGAGTGCACAGAGCCGAAAAGAGGATCGGAAAAGGGCTCTTCAAGAGGCTGTGGAGGGATGCAATTTCGGTGAGGTACCGACAGTAAAAGCTGTATCTGAATACCTTGGAATCTCTGAGCGGACAGTTCGGGATCGCATCAAAGAGCATGGAGGATATACGATCAAAGATGGTGAGGTACATAAAAAAGTAAAAAAGAAGAGTGCGGGGAAGACTGAAAGTTCAGACATCCCCGCCGAAGAATAAATTGCGGGAAAGCCTTAAAAATAGACATCCCCGCACTGGCATGGAATGACGGGGAAGACTAAATTCAAGGCATCCCCGCAACGGTCAAAAGAGTGCGGGGAAGACTGAAAACAAGACATCCCCGCGGTGGCGGGGAAGCCTTATATTAAAATATAATTTTTTTCCCCGCATTCGCGTGGTTACGGGGGTAGGAGAGGGACGGGCCTAAGGCTGCCCGGCCCCGTCTCCCTTCCCCCTCCCCGTAACAGGGGCGCATGGGAAAAAGAAAAACAGTTTTACACGTTAAAGGAGTAAAGCGATGGCGAAAAAGATGAAGTACATTTTTTTGGACTGTGTAAGACAAATGCCGCCTTTAAGACATTCTGTCCCGGGCAGGGAATTTGACATCACTGAAAGTGAGGCGGCAGTATGGATTTCAAACCAGCCAGAGATCATGCAGAAGATATTTGATACAGCCCGGTATCATGGACTGATTAAGTATGATCCGGAAACTGGAAAATGGCGAGGAGTTGATTATGATGGCGACTGAATTTTTTATGGCAATGGTTCCGCCGACTGTTACGCATCAGGAAAAGCAGGTGCGTGTGGTAAATGGTAAGCCAAAGTTTTACGAGCCACAGGAATTGAAAGCGGCCAGGGCAAAACTGGAAACATATCTGGCGCAGCATAAACCGGATCAGAAATATACTGGGCCTGTGGAACTGGTCTCTACATGGTGTTTCCCGCGGGGGAAGCACAAGGATGGAGAATACCGGATCACAAAGCCGGATACAGACAATCTTCAAAAGCTCCTGAAAGATTGCATGACAACGGTGGGATTCTGGAAGGATGATGCTCTGGTCTGCCGAGAGATTGTGGAAAAGTTTTGGGCGGATATTCCTGGAATCTATATCCGGGTGACAGCGTTATGATGGCAGTCAGGAGGGTTTTTAATCTCTTTTGTGACAGTTGGCAGCTGTATCGGAAATACATCGCGAAAGCATTAAACGCAGATGACTTGGATGGATTTATTCAAGAGTCAGGAGATCTCTTCCAGAAGTACAGAAAGGAGCCTTTTGCTAAGGATTTGCTGTTGGCTGTAACAAATGAGATTGAAAGGAAGGAGAAAGACAAGTGATAAAGAGAAAGGGAATGAATCCAGCATTGGCGCGAATGACGCAGATCCGAAAGGACAATATGCTGATCAGCGCTGCCGGGAAAGCCAACATGATCATATCGCTTATGGTGCTGCATGATAAGTTCGGCTATGGAGAGAAGCGGCTGAACAAGTTCATTGATGAGTACCAGAAGCAGCTGGATGCGTATAACAGTGGATATGTGGAGAGTGTGAACGACTTTACCGCTGTGCTGAAAGAAGAATGTGGGATTAAGTTGAAATAGCAGAGAAAGGAGCCAGCCTCCGGCCGGGGCAAGGGTATACCGGGCTTCTTGAAGAAATGAGATTATTAGTAGCGTGTGAAGAATCGCAAGAGGTATGCAAGGCATTCCGGGGAAAAGGGCATGAAGCATATAGTTGTGATATTGAACCTTGTTCAGGAGGGCATCCAGAGTGGCATATACAAGTTGATGTTCTTGAACTTCTAAAAATGAAATGGGATATGATTATTGCTTTTCCGCCATGCACATATATGACGAATGCTGGGGCAGTGAGGATGAGAGTAAAAGGCGAAATTGTGCCAGAACGATACGAAAAAGCTATGCAGGCGAAAGAGTTTTTCATGAAGTTTTATCATGCTGATTGTTCCAAAATAGCAATCGAAAACCCGACACCCATGAAAATTGTTGGATTGCCTCCATACGATCAGGCAATAC